AGCATGCTGTATATCCTTTCAAGTCTACACAGAAAGAACGGGTAACAGTATCTGGTAACTTAATATGGAATGTGGAGGGTGTAGATGAAGAACATTATTAAGGACAACTGTATTAATCCTAACTATCAGAATCTTTTAGAGAGCACTATGAGATATGATACAGACTTTAGGTGGGTGTATCATGACAATCTTAGTGAAGATGGTGAGAGTCAGTTAGTAGGTTTCTCTCATATGTTTATATTGAATGGTAATTCTACAAGTAAATACTCTGGATTGTTTCTTCCATTAGTATTTGAAGCATGTTATAATACAGGTATATCAATATCTAAAGTCATACGTGGTAGATGTTTTTTACAGACGCCAGGTGTGAGAACAAAAGAGTATGATTCTATGCATGTTGACTTACCAGATCAACATTTGGTATGTCTATACTATGCATCAGACAGTGATGGTGACACGTATTTTAGTGAAAGAATGTACGGAGAACCGCTTGCTGAATACCCTATAAATAGTACAGTATCTCCTGTAAAAGGTAGATGCGTTTTCTTTGATGGTCTGCGATATCATTCAAGTAGCGTACCCACAAAGAAACCTAGATTCGTAATAAACTTTAATTTTTTACCTTGATAACCATGGATCCATCACAACTAAAAAATAACTTTGAAGAGCAAATAGGTAAGACTGATGCTCAGATAATAGAGTTAGAAAAGCAATTAGAAAAAGCAAAAGAATATAAATTAAAACTTGTGGGAGGACTAGAAACTCTAGGTCTTTTAGAGCAAGAAGAAGCACCAGCACCTGACTCAGCACCCGCAAGCGTTGATCCTTCCTAAATAACTAAGAAGGGATTATAGTGGGTAATGGCATCTCCAAGTACAAAAACAGAATTGATTACATATGCCAAGAGGCAATTAGGTGAACCTGTCTTGCAAGTTAACGTAGATGATGAGCAAGTAAACAATGTAATTGACGACACATTTCAGTTCTTTCAAGAGAATTGTTACAATGGTATGGAGAGATGTTATCTAGTACACGAGATAACTGCTGCTGATAAGACTCGTCTTGCAGCAACTGTTTCTACATCAAAAACAGATGGTGCTGATACTGTAACTTGGAATGAAGCAACAAATTATATACCCATACCAGCTCATGTAACTGGTATTAGTAAGGTATTTGGAATGGTAGGTAACTCTATTCGTTCTAACTTATTTGGTGTTGAGTATAGAATGTTCTTAAATGACTTATATGCTTTTGGATCCCTCGATATCTTAAACTACTATATGACTAAGCAATATCTAGAAACTCTAGATATGGTTTTAAACAACGGTTCATTCCAGCAGTTTAGATATACTCAGCGTCGTGATCGTTTGTATCTAGATATAGATAAAGACTTCTTACAAGAAGGACAGAATCTATTGATAGAGGCTCATCGTATGATAGACCCAAATGATGCAACCGAAATGTATAATGATATATTTGTAAAAAGATATGCTACTTCATTGTTAAAAAAACAGTGGGGTCAGAACTTGATCAAGTATAACAATGTTCAACTACCTGGCGGTGTAACACTTAATGGTAGAGAACTTTACATGGACGCACTAGCAGAAATTGAGAAGATCGAAGGTGAGGTTCTCAGTAAGTATGCTATACCACCAATGGATATGATCGGATAAAATGCCTACAAGTCCCTACTTCCCAACTTATCACCAAGGTCACAGTGGCGAACAAACTTTGGTTCAGAATCTTGTGGATGAGCAAATCAAACTCTTTGGTTCTGACATATACTATCTACCCAAAACAGTCTTAGCAGATAGCACATTGGATGAGGTCAGATACACTAAGTATCAAGATCAATTTCAAATTGAAATGTTGCTTGTAAATGTAATGGGTTTTGGAGACAATGCAGAATTTATAAGTAAATTTGGTTTACGTATTACAGACGAGATAATCTTTCGTGTGTCTACAAACAGATGGGACGAGGAAGTAGCAGAGCATAGTATGTCTGCGAAACTTACAGTTCCTAGTAGACCTAATGAAGGGGATTTATTATACTATCCTCTTACAGAAGATTTGTATGAAATTAAGTATGTTGGAAAGGAAGAACCATTCTTCCAGTTTGGTAAGATACAATTTTATGCAATCACTGCAGAACTATACGAGGTTGGTTCAGACGATCTTGCTACAGGTGTTGCAGAGATAGATGCTATAGAGGAGTTGTTCGATAGTGCTATTGCTTTGTCTATGGGAGTAGGTGGTACAGGAGACTTTACTACTGGTGAGACTGTTACTGGTGGTACTACTTCTACAACTGCAGAAGTTAAGTCATGGGATAGTTCTACAAGAGTACTACAGGTAATCAATAGGACTGGAACATTTGCAGCAAACGAATCACTTACAGGTAATACCAGTGGTGCTGTATGGGTTGTATCAACCTTCGATACACTACAGGATACAAATAGTGAGTATGATGCAAATAGACAAATCGAAGATGCTGCTGACAATATAGTTGATTGGTCAGAAGGTAATCCATTCGGTGAGTTTGGTAATTTTACAGGTAGCATATAATGTTAGGTAATCACTTTTACAACCAGATAGTTCGTAAGAACATCATAGCATTTGGAACACTCTTCAATAATATTACACTGAAGAGCACAGATCCAAGCACTGGTGCTGTATTGGAAGAAATGAAAGTACCGTTAGCATACGGTCCTAAACAAAAATTTATTGTAAGACTAGAAGAAAACACTAGCAATAGAAAAGTAGCAATCACTCTACCGAGATTGTACTTTGAGATGACTAGCATTGACTACGATCCTACTCGTAAGACATCTCCTATACAGAAATACAAAACTATTGTTGATGGTAATGGTGGTGAGGTAAGAGTGCAGTATGTTCCTGTACCATACAATCTATCATTTGAACTTGGTGTCATGGCAAAGTCACAAGACGATGCTTTACAAATTACTGAGCAGATACTACCATACTTCCAACCATCTTTCAGTGTTACTCTTAACATGATACCTGATATGAATGAGAAGAGAGACATTGCTGTTGTACTAAACAATGTATCATATGAGGATACATGGGATGATAGTTTCTATGAGCGTAGATATATTGTTTACACTCTTAACTTTCAAATGAAGACCTTTCTATACGGTCCTTATAACACTGCAGATGTTATTAAGAAAGCAATTATACACGAGACACTTGGTGATGCAGCAACCAACCGTAGAACTATTACTAGAACATATACACCAAAAGCAAAAACTGATATCAATCAAGATGGTCAAATTGATGCAGCAGATGATATATTAGTAGATGCTGGTGATGATTTTGGATTCAATGAAGGGATTAGTTACTTATGAACCTAGAAGATAATATGGAGGAACTTCTTAACATGGACGTAGAACCTGTTGAGAAACCTAACTTGCCAAAAGTCAAATCAAAAGATGATGATCAACAAAAAGATTACGAATATACTCGTGGTGAATTGTATTCTTTGATTGACCAAGGTCAAGAAGCAGTGAAGGGTGCATTAGAAGTAGCACAAGAGAGTGGTCATCCTAGAGCATATGAGGTTGCTGTAGCAGCAATGAAGCACGTTGCAGACATGACAGAAAAATTACAAGACTTACATAAGAAAATGAAAGACCTTGATGAAGAAGCGAAAGGTCCTAGTAAGGTTACTAACAATGCTATGTTTGTTGGTTCTACATCAGAACTACAGAAAATGTTAAAACAAATGGGTGGTGGCAAGAGGTAACTGCATAAATAAATGCAGAGACCCTGACATGGTACATGAGATACAAAGAATTTAAAAGACTCGCTGAGTCTGCCAATGTGCAGGATAACGGAATTTTAGAAGGTGCAGCCTGGACAAAGAAGGCTGGCAAATCAAAAGAAGGTGGACTTAACGAGAAAGGACGAAAGTCGTATGAGAAGGCTAATCCAGGATCTGACCTTAAAGCACCAAGCAAGAAGGTTGGAAATCCCCGTCGGTCATCATTCTGTGCTAGAATGAAAGGAATGAAAAAGAAATTAACTTCAAAGAAAACTGCCAGCGATCCTGATAGCAGGATCAACAAATCACTAAGAGCTTGGAATTGCTAACACAACGTGTAATGTGATATAATATTGAGTATAATTATAGTATGAATACCTAATGAGAAAAATGCGTCTTAACAATGGCGATGTTCAATATCTAAT